AGACCCGACCCGCTGGAATCCAATGGATTTAGTCCCACGCTGACCGTTGCCCCATCCGTGCCGTCCGTAATGTCCGCGCTGAACGTCACCGTCGCGCCCGGGAATGGAAACGGAATGTCCAACAATAGCTTGGCGTTGTTGGTCGCATTCGCAATGTCTCCGGGATTACTACCGATGGCAAATGTGAACTCTGACGTTGACGTATTGAACGCTTGCGTCATTGTGATATTCGTCTGCGTCTTGCTGTATTCGTAGGATGGCGTTCCTTCGCCACTATCGGGAAGGTTGTCTGCGTCACCGTCGAACCATCCTGCGTACCACGCAAGATTCGTGTTCGTGTACCACGTCGGGGCAAACTTCGTGTTGACTAGTTCAATGCGGAATGACTCTAGGTCACCATATGGACCGTAGATGTCCGTCAGGTTGACAAAGCAGTTATCATAGCCCTGAAGACAACGAGAACGCCCTACAAGGACGAACTGCACATCGGTAAGGTCATCAGCCCAAGTCTTTAGCTGATTCCGTACAGAGAAGTCTACGCAGTCAAATGACACACTACGCACAAACCCAATAGGACGACGCTTACCCGACGCCAAGTCGGCATACTCAGGCTGTATGTCCACAGAGACATTGCGGATACCCTTCGTCGCAATACTTGCAATCGTCGCCGTTGGCTTGTAAATCGTTATGCCTTGAAATCCGCCTTGAATTACACTCATATCAATGCATCTAATGATTCGACCCAAGTACCACGGGTGGTCTCATACTTGAGGTCCAGTTCTAGCCCTGAGGCGACAATGTACCGCTTAGTGTCCAATACGAATGGAATCTCAGGCGGGTATAACCCAATGATCTCGCCGTTGATCATCTTGTGTACGTCATCGGACATCCGATCATACAGCCCGGCAAAGAGACCCTCGAAGGTGTAATACTTCGTACCCGTCTCTTCTACCTGATAGAAGATCGGCTTGGTATCGCTTGTGTCACGGTCGGAAAAATCAGCGACGTGGGACAGCTTGCCGTCGTTAAGAGGCGTATCAAACTCACGGGTCACACTTGAGGTGACACCAGACTGCTCAATACGACCCGTCCAATCTGTCTCCTCCTGCTTGATGTGGACATCCTTGTAGTAATGGAATACCGTGCCACCGAGTGCGCTGTCATCCGCAATACGCAAGCTATAGAGACCGCTATCCGTCGCAGTAAACTCTATGGTCTCCGTCTCATTGACGTAGGTCGTGGGTAACGAATGTGCACTATGTGTCACAGAGGCTATCTCTGCATTGTTACACCTCACCGATAGTGTGACCGTGTGATTGCCTGACCCGCTATCCTTTCGCGCTCGCCAGAACACGGTCCACTTAATGCGAGCGCCCTCTGAGAGGTAGACCACATCTGTCTCGCCATACTCACTAGGTGATGCTGTTGCATCTAATCTCATAACATCTGCCCCACCGTCTGTCGTAAATGAGCCTGTAGTGGTCCACCCGGTAGATGTGGGGAAGTGCTGTATCTGATGGTAGTATCCCGTGACGTCATTGTCGTTGTCATCACCCGTCTCAAGGGATGTGTTGACAATGGTGTACTGATTGGGCTTGCGCAGGGAATACTTCGTCATCCGGTAGAAGTCATCCACCGTTACGGTAGACGCATTGTTGAATGCGTCATAGTCTGGGTCCGTGCCGCCGATCCCGGTTAGCATATCACCTGCATTATCACACTCCGTTTGGATAATGTCAGACTGGTCTAACTGCTTACCCATTACACGCCTACGGCATATGCCCCATCGGGGGAACTTGCCTAGCGTCGCAGGGGAACTCACAAGATCCCTCACGGTCCATCCTGGGCGATTGTACATCTGCTGCCACAAGCGAGCATCAAATGCCTTTAGGATGTCATCCATAATCTCGCGACGCTTTCTGTTCTCGCCCTTATCGGACATAAACATATAGCCGTCTAACTCGATGGACTCTGCGTATCGCTCAGAGGTATTGTCGTAGTCATCATCGCTAATGTCCCACCCAATATCTGCATAGAGGTTCTTCCCACCAATAATGCCATTCTCTGAGTTTGTACCCCTTATCTCCTTAGCCACCCGCTCAGGCACATAGTAGTCCGTAGTCTCCTGCGACCTATGGTCTTTGATGAGGGCTAATCCGTCATTGCAGAATAGGTCGATGACTTCCTTGCCTAGGTCAGGGAAATACTTTCGCTCAATGGTATCAAGTACCACAAAGCCGTGCCATTTCCAACTAGCCGCGCCCGTGCCGGAGTAGATCTCCACCTCCACCTGCTGATCATTGTCAGCCGCCTCTAGCGCCGTAAGGAAGGTATCCGAGTCGTCATCCAATAGCTGAATGCGAGCGCGAGAGGACAGCACAGGCTCGCCTAGATCAAGTGATCCTGCGGACCCGTAGGTGATCTTGATATTCCCAACGACCTGAATGACATCCGTCTTTATATTGACCGTGCCACTATTGGGGATGAGAAAGTCAACAGTCCACGTCCTTGACCGACCTTCTAGCGTACTTCTATAAACGTCCCGTGGCATTAGCTAACCATATCTAGTTCACGACGAGCATCGTCGAAGGACACGACAAAGTCCTTGGCATCCATCCTGATCTCGGCATATGGGTTACTTGGAGGCGGTGGTGGGGCTATATAGCCTACGTTGAATGGACTAGCGCCGCCGCCGCCGAAGAACTGATTGCGCTGATTACTAAGGACGTATGGATCGTTCACGAGCGCAGATCCGGTTGAAATACTACCACCCCTTGCTGATGTGATATTCGCCTGTACTGTCTTCGTTCTCTTTCTCAGCTGACCACCTATGGCAACAAGAGCTGCCCCTGCCGCAATAGCAAGTGCAGGATTGGTTACGAATTTCTTAAGTGCTTCACCTGCGATCCCGAGTCCAATGTTGGCAATACCTAGCCGTATAAGCTGACCGCCCATCATTGAAATGAACGAGCCAAATGCACTAGCCACGGTCTGCTCACCCGATAGTATTCCGACCGCCATATTCGCCATCCCCGCCTCAAGAGCGGAACGCAGTCTCTCCGTCTGAGCCTCGATGCTCTTCTCCTCATAATCAATGTCTTCGTCAGCAAATACTGATAACTCCGCCTGTTCTAGAAATTCCCTGAATTGTTGTGCAGAGATGATTCCACGTTCGAATGCGTCCTCAATCTGATCTGCTAAAATCGCAAACCTATCCTTGGTGGTATCCGCAGTTATGCCAATTTTCCTAAGTGTGGAGTCCGCGAAGGCAATGCGTTCCTGTACCCTATCAAACGCACTTGCGAAAGAGTCTATCTCCGGAGGCGGCGCGAGCGTCATGTCTAGCAATCGCCTTGTCGCCATTCTAGACCTTATGTGCTCAAGGTCAGCCTCCTCCTTCACTAGGCGATTAAGTTCAGCCTGTTGCTGAAGCATCTTCTCTTTGAGAGGCAGTTGGAATCTTACCTGCTTGACTACCTCCTCCTCTGTATCGGCAGTCTCTTCTGTCTGCTCAACGATCTCATCCCCTAGCCTAATGCGTTCATTCTGGGCTACCCGTATCGCCTCTTCTTTGTTGATCTGCTCTTGGTAACTCGCAATGTTAGAATTGTTTAATCCTAGTTGCCGTTGGCTCTTGGCAATAATGTCTTCAAGGCTCTCATTTGTTAGTGACAGCAGGTAGTTTCTTTCCCCTTCCGAGACTTCAGCAAACTCATAATTCACTTTCGCCTCGGCAAACTGCCGATTCGCCTCACTACCACCCTCTATCCTAGTTTTAAGGATAAGGTTTGCGATATCCCTTTGTTCGGCAAGGAACTCATTCTCATCCTGTAGCTGAGAGAGTCTTGCTTTAGCCTGTACGAGGTCTTGTTCAGCAAATTGTACCCTCTCACCACGAAGTTCTATAATCGAGTCAAATGCTGACTTTAATGCCTCTAGGTCCTCTTCAAGCAATGGCAGGTTGTCCCTAGCATCGATTACGCCATCGCCAAATGATGAAAGCGCACTTCCAGCAGTATCTGCGTTACTGCCAATCTTCTCCATCAAGGCAGGGACCAACTGAGCCGCCGCCGTAAATGCAGATATAGCAATAATTAGACCGCCCGGACCCGCAAGGAATGCGCCGAATTGAGCAAACGTTGCCCCCGATGCAGACAGGGACAAAGCAATAGCAGAGAGGTTGTTACCGATTGCCCGCATACCCGCAGAAAAACCGTTAGCAAACTGCCCGGCATCCTCCATGGCAAAGGCAACATTGTAGAACCCGGCATTTGCTTGACCGAGCCTAATGTTCGTATTGCCTAACTGTTGATTTAAATTGCCTGTCGCCTGCGCATTGGTACGGGTGGCAGTCGTATTGCGAGTGACGGCAGATGTCCTCGCCTCCATAGCCGTCACATTGCGCTCTAGGGCGGCTGTCAATGCAAGGGCGGCGCTATTGGTCAGTTTGTCCTGTGCGGCAAGCCCTTGGGTCGCGGCTTGCAGTCTACGCATTGCAGTCTCAGACTGCTTTAATGCCTTTACTAGACTACCCGCATCACCCCGTATATCGACTTTAATAGACTGCGCCATTACTAACCCTGTTCGTGCCAAGCATACCCTTCGCTGTCAGCACACATAGAGGCGTAACAACGAGAAACCTCAAGATACGAGCAGGTAGTGCGTATCTGACGAACACGAACAGGATCAAATCCGGCGACCTTCTCGATTAGGAATGACCATCCATTCCCACGCTGTCTCCAACTAGTCGCCCACGGGTTAGGATACCAACCCTTTGCCTTCTTACGCCTTCCGGGAGTGATCCCGTTTAGGATTCGGACTGCCTCCTCCCTATCCCGGTCAGCAAGAGAAAAAAATCCGCAACGATGTGTCCAAACATTCTCATAGAGACACTCTTGAGATCCTTGTCCTTCGGAAAATCATTGCAGATAACCTTGCAGATATCCCGATTAAGCCAAATTGGATTGGACGCCGTAACAGCATCCGCCTCCTCGACTAGATCAATCGTTGGCTCTTTTAGTGTTACTTCTACGCCTTCCTTGAGGACATAAACCGTAGAACCGGGACGAATCTTGTACGACTCGCCCCGGTCTACTACATCAAGATTAACCTTCATTACTGACTATCTATTAGGTTGCAGAGTAGTCAACAATATCGTCATTATTGACGGCAGTTCCAACGAAGGTCAATACATAACGAGAGTACTCACCATCTGCGCCAGGGATTAGGTCACGACCCGTGCAGTTGAGAGTATCAACCACAAAGTTCTTCGTGCCGTCCTTCATCGTGATCTTTGCCTGATAGTTGGATGGCGTTGCGGCAAACGGTGTGTTTAACATCGTCTCCGTAATAGCAAACCATCCACCCGTTTCAAGCAGATCAAGCGTTTCGACCGTTAGTGTAACTGTCGTACCCGCCTTGACCTGACGACCATCAGCCATCGTGACTGAGGCATTGTCGTAAGACAAATCGGTACTTAGAACAGCAGGGATTTCAGCAAGACCGCCACTCCCCGAAGAAGAGATTTCAACTTTGGTAGGTCCTCCTAATGCGAGAATAGCCATTTGCGTACTTAGCTAATTGATAGGGTTGTTGCCGTTACGACATCTGTTGATACGCAGTTAAACGAAAGCGCGTATCGTGAATACTCTCCATCTGCCCCTGCAACCAAATCGATACCACTTACCCTGACGTTATCAAAGGTGATCGTGTCTCCATCCTTCATTGTCAGCTTAAGCTGATAATTATTGGTTGAGCCATCATCGCTAAACGGATCATCAAAGATTGCCTTCGTAGTGACAAACCAATCAGCAGACTCATCGATATCAAGCGTTTCGACCGTAATCGTCGCCTTATAGCCTGAGTTAATGTCGTGTCCGTCGGCGAGTGTTATCGTTGAGGAGTCTGCAGAGACGTCGGCAGATAGAACAGCAGGAATGGTATCGAAGCCGTCTGCAACATCGTGTTGCACAGCCACTTCCTTTACGCCTCCTAATGCAAGGGTTGCCATATTAAATCACATCTACTGTTATCAAAGCATAGTGAACGAACTCCTTGTTTTGGTTGTCAACAGGTATGAGTTCAGTCACCACATTGTCGGGGTTACCCAAAGATACAACCTCGCCTCCTGAAGTGAGCGTGTTTGTAGTCCTAATCTTATAGACAAGACCCGGCGTGCTCTCTGATTCACTATGCAGGAAGTCCAAGAACGTCTTGTACGACGATGCTGCTAGGTTAGCCCCATCGCTGTATTCCACGATCATCTCAATCGTAAAGCGCTGTATCGTGCGGATCTGCTTGCCATCAGCAAGCAAGGTGGTCGGCGTGGCGTCAGCCTGTATGGTGTCGTGCAAGACCTCGCAGTAACGGATAGGGTCGCCCATAATCCGTGTGCGCTGTGCGCGGGACTTCATGTCCAGTTCAAGCTGTCTTGGGCGGTCATACACCTTGAAGTTGGCATCCTGCGCTTGCAGGGTAGTCTCCACTAAGGAATGCAATGCCGATAGTTTGGTCGTGATGTCCATCAGTAGTACTTAGCAAATACCTGATCTATGCGAGTACGCAGATTACCTGTAATCCTAGTCTCGTTCTGATCTAATGCGGGACCAAGGTACGGACGAGCAGGAACAATGATTGGACGCCTCTCTCTTGCCTTACGCGCAAGCGCTCGCCATATAGGTCTAAACGCCACATTGGAATCTAGCCTGCCCTGTGCGCTAAAGAATCCGCCCTGACGACGTGTAGGCATATATGCCGTACCCATCTCATGCACTCGTGCATAAGGGACCTTAGAACCTCGTGTGTAGACGATCTCTCCGCTATTCTTATTGGTCTTGAGATACGACAGAGACTCTTGGTTCTTCGTCTTTAGCGATGTGGCAAGACGACCCGATTGACGCCTAAGCGGACCGGCTGTGTTAGGGAATCGCCTCGTGCCACCACGGATCATATTGGGTGACTCAGCCGCCTTTCGAGCCACTAAGTCACCACTCTGTCTAGCCCAATCCCCTACGCCTCGTACCAATCGTGCAGGAAGTCTATTGAATAGACCCGCGACGACATTGATGTTAGTCTTGATATCAAGCAACATTATAGATAGCGCTTGAGATGCTTAATGCGATCTAGTTCAGCCTGAACAGCATTGGGATCTACTGCCTCAATCGTGATTGAACGATCCCCAAGGTTCTGAATCTGACGTTGGGCAAGCCCTTGGCTAACCTCTGCTATCGAGATTAGGCAAATGCGCTGTGTCGCCCGCTTGATTTGGCGTGGGAGATCCAAGTAAGGCACGACAGAGATATTGGCTAGGTCACCCGTAAAGTCACCTATAAGCGTCTGATCAGATCGCTTATATCCTGCGTAATACTCTACGACATAGTCCTCGATGTACACAGGGTCCGCGACTTCAAAGCGCGTGTAGGGCTTCTCAGGCTCGTCTGATCCGTCTATAATCTGCCCTCCGTGTGTGCCTGGGCGAATGATTCCACCCGCCCCTGCAGTCCACGTCGCAATGTCCGTAGGCACGGTAATGAACTCGTCCACCTGTGTATTACCCGGCTCGTAATACTTGGTGTTCGAGATCTCTACGATAGGGTAGTAATCGGCGTCAATAAAGTTGGCATCGATAACCCGGTCATATCGCCATTGCCCGACAAGCAATCTCTGCTCGTACTTACGCACGATAACCTGATACCCAAGGAAGTCATCTACATACTCAGAGACGTCATCAATGAGTGCCTCAATGGCGGTGTCATTGTTCGTGTCATCGAGAATGTCGCTAGATCCAAGGGCAACCGACTTGAGATCAGATAGCGTCGTATGTGCTTTATAGCTTACAGCCATGGCTTACAATGTGGAGGGAAGAGGATTGTGCCGTCGGTATGCTTGTGACCACAGACGATACCTGTATCGCCCCATTGGTCAAATCCCGCACTCCAAACGTCGTGCATGAAGTACACATCGCAATGCCCGCCACCAAGCAAGCGGAAATCCACTTTCTCAAGTACGGGTCGCTTAGCCGCCAATATACCCAATGCGCCACCTGATACAGGGATACGTCCCTTCTCAAGCCACTCTTGGTAACTAGGCATACCATCGGCAGATATGGGATTGCCAATGTTCATAGACTCTAGCGGCTTGTCCCGATACCGATAGTGCAGATTGACCGCCCCTGCGGCAGACTCGCCCTTCTTATTCCAATTACGGAATACGTACATCCCATAGCCCACATCCGCATTTAGGTCGCCGTAGAGCATATCCAACAGCTTCGTAAGACCACCTGTCGGTACAACCACATCAGACTCCACGTTCACCCACACTTGGTAGTCGTGCGATAGGAAACGTTCTCTTATCAGCCTGTACTGCGCTAAGTGGTTCTGTATGCCTTTCCTGTCCTGCGGAATGCGGTTGTCATTAGGGAAGTAGAGATCCACCCGGTGACCAAGATCTTGTGCCTCCTCCCACATATCGTAGATGGACGCATAGGTCTCCCACTCTAGCCTGTAGGTGGGACAACTAAGAAGTAGATACATCCGCCTTGCGAGGACGTCCTCTCTTGGCTGAGGATGGCTTGGCAGCTGTCTTCTTAACTGGCTCTGCCTTGGCGGGAGTAGATCCGCTAAGAGGCACTACGAGACCTGCCTTGAGCCAATCCGTACCTGCTGGCAGATCAAACTCCTCTCCTTCTGAAACACGGTACTTGGTATTACCCGCCATACCGGCGAATGATTTAACTGCTTTGACCTTCATTGTCATCTCTTGATTAAATGAGAAAGGGGGTGGCTCTTGCGAACCACCCCCAATCTACTAAACCCCGACGTTGAATGCTTAGGCGGATGGATGCACTCCGTATCCAACTGCTTCTGCCTGAAGTACTTTGTACACCGTGCGGAAGTAGTAGTGGAGGACAACCTGCCCTGAACCTGCCTTCGAGTATGGATCACGAAGAACCGTGAATCCTGGCGCCTCACGGAAACCAACGTAGTTGAAGTTACCGAAGTAGACTGACTTGCTCGAAGCCGTGTTCGTTTCGCCCGTCTTCTGTGAGAAGTATACAGGGTATCCCATCAACGTGTTAGCCGTATCACCTACCTGTGCGTGGTATGCTCGCTCTGCGCCACGGATGGAGTAAATATCCATAAGCGTAGAAGGACGCATGATGAAGGCATTGCTGTTACCTTCGTCCAAGTAGTAGGGAAGATCACCGAATGACATCAAGTCTTCGATCTCGCCTGCGGCAACTGCCGTGGCTGAGTTAAAGGTCTTGAGTGACGTTCCGTTTGATCCAACTTCCGTGATGAGGAGGTTGTTGTGGGTCTTAGCCATTCCACGACCAACAAAGTCGTTTAGGAACTCAAGCAAACGGCTGTCTTCGTCCTCCAAGAGTTCGACCGATAATTCGATCTTCTTGGTGTACTTGACAAGCGTCATCGCCGCTGTACCGATTGCTGGCGCATCTATGTCAAAGGTTGCCGTTTCGTTCGTTGATACGAACTCACCGTCGCCTTCGTTGTCAAGAGGAACGTTAACCGTCGTGCCTTGACCAGGAATGTTTCGGACGCCCAAGCGCTGTGCAAGCATGGACTCATCGCGACGAGCGATAATTCCTTGGAAGTGACCCGTTGGGACTGCATTTCCGCCATCAGCGGCAGTGCCCACGTTCATATCCGTTGGATTTGACGCCTTGATAGCGCCCTTGTCACCCGTGCGAACGAAGTATGCAAATGCCTTGGTTTCGTCGTCGCCACGCTTGGTCTTGACGTTTACGTTGAAAGCAGGATCAATGGTCTTGCCTTCTTGCTTTGCAGGAGAGAATGCCTTGAGTTTCTCATCCATAACAGCGGAAATCTGATCGAGGGTTGGGACCACGATCTGATCAGCCGCTTTCTGCGTGTTGTTTTCCATAGCGGTAAAATCAGAAAGGTTTGTGTCTGTGTCTGCAACGCTTTCTTCGGTCCCTTGGACATCCTCAGTCTTGATAGACTCTTGGACGTCCCCCTCGGTACTTCCAAATAGCGATTTCAAAGATACGATGTTTCTCGGCTCAGCGGGCGTTGGCGTAATCGACGCCTCCCCAATGATCCACGTATCAATTCTGTTTGCCTTGCCCATAGGCGTGCGCTCAACAAGGTGACCAACTGCGCCGGACGAGTAACCAAGCTTTCCTTGCTTGACCATCTCAGCGATGTACTTCTCGTACTCATCGCGCATCTTGAGTTGAGCCTCCATCCAAAGACCCGCATCGTCACGCTTTAGTTCACCTGTGCCTAAGCGACGAGTGCCCATCTTGGCATCCATACCATGGTGGTAGACCACCGTGGCTTTGGTGTTCTCCCCGAAGAAGGTGTCAGAGGTGAAGTAGTCACCCTCTAGATCCGTATCCACGGGATTGCCGTAACGGACCAAATAGCCACCAATGGTGACCGTGTCATCCGTTTCGCTAATAACCTTGATTGCGTCCCCGAAGGACACCAAAACGTCTTCCATATTGAAATCCTTTAGCGTACCCGCTTCTAACTGTCTGTACAAACTACGATACCAGTCACGCCCTGCGGCGCCACCCCATAGAAGGGCAGACACATAAGCCGGGCTGTCCTTTGGCTCATCGAGGAAACGCTCATTGCGTCCCCACCAACGATTGCCCTTGCGAATCTGCGCCTCACTAATCGTGCCACCACCCGCAATGTTACGAGCCATAGCCACCGTGGCAGCTTCTAAGCCACTACCACTAAGCCCCTCTTCGTGCAGTTCAAGCCCACGCCTAAAGTTATTACGGACCGCCTGTGGGGCAGACGCCTTCGCCTTGACCTCCACATCATCATTGGCTTCGTAGGCATCACAGATAAAGGCAGGGTCCACTTCTTCGTCCCACTTGTCACAATACCCCGCCTCGTAGTGTTCGCAGGTAGAGCAGTTGATTCCCTCTGCCTCAGCCTCGCGGTAACTCTCGGGCAGGATCTTGATCTCCTCACTTGCCTCTAGTGCGGCGATCTGGCTCAAAGCCGCATCACGGGTTGTGTGACATCCCATCTGCGTCCCATCGTCATCCTTGACGACCGCATACTGACCGCCCTTTCCCTCGGCGGTCTCGCACGGTCCTTCGTTAATCGAGTATGGCATTAGTTCTGTATGACCCTATAAATGGTGATCGTATCCATGAACGTAAATAAATCTACGTCATTGGGCTTAATCCACTCCGGAGACTGCATCCATTTGCTGTGTAAGCCCATCTTCAGATCCTCTTTGAAATACTGCTTTCGGATTAGGAAACTCTTGCGGGCATTGTACCACGCCTGTCTACGCTTGGTAACATCGTACATCGGCAGTTCACGACTTCACTTGCAGGTCCGCTAGGATCACCAGGATGTTGCATCAGGGCGTTCCCAACCAAGAACGGCTCAGCAATGTCAACAACCTGCCCGTCAGCCACAATGTGTGATGGACGGACCCTGCCATCTCGTTGACTGAGCCACGTCTTGTAAGGTACTCCACTTATGAGCCACGCTTGCAATTGTCCTGCCTCAAAAGCGCCTACTGCGGTCGTTTCCGTGATGGTGGGAATGCGATTTTCGCGCATATCACGAAATAGCTCAATCACAAAGGGTTTCAGGCGCAGTGCAAGCTGTGCTCTAGACAAGCCCGGTGGCAGGGTGTCAATGGCAAATGCCAACTCCCTAGCAAGTATATCCGCCGTCGTGCGTATCACCTGCTGGGGACGCGCCATCTGATTCATAGCGGACTGCATATTGATGAGTGGCATATCTGCTATGGACGCATTACCCGCCCGCCTAGCGCCCGCGCCCCACCCAAGCAGGATCATCGTCGTGATGTCCTCCTCTAGGTTCTCCATGAAGATGTCAATCGCCTCCTGCTGATTCAGCAGTTCATCGCCCGTCACCTGCTTGACTTCATCTAAGCGAGCAAGGACAGTCCTAAGCAACTGATTAAAGAACGTCCTCACAGAGCGCTCTATTTTGCCCTCTCCGCGCAGGCGTATCTCCTCTACGGCATCATACTCCTGTTGTAACTCGGACGCCGTCAGCGCCTTCTCAGCGCGTCGTGTCCCCGCCTCTAGTAATGCCTTGTATGCCCTCTCCCTTCGGGGTTCGGTGAGGGCATCTAAAAATCCCAAGGAGGAGAAAAAGCCTCCGATACATCTAGTCCCGATTCCAAGCGATCCCGTATGGCGAGATAGGTCTTGAGCGGTAGATGCTCGCGGTTAAACTGCACGAGTGGATCCTTCGCATTCTTGATCTTCTTACGCCACGCTTTGATCTCGCCTTCCTGATCCGCACTTAGTGGCGACTCGGACTGAGCCTCTGTCCTAGCCTGATCCTGTACCTGTGCCTCTTCGGGTGTCGTTAGGTTAGAGCCAATGACTGCCTGTTCAGCCGACCCATCTATAGGATCAAAGCCAAGCATCGCACGAGCCTCATTCACCGTCAGGATAGGGGCGCCGCCCGTTAGCTGTGACAGCGACGTCGCCTTCTCTACCTCATGCCGTTGAAGGGTCTCAAGCCTCTGTGGCTCAAACGAAATGCGATAGCCCGTCTGTGCAAAGATAGACCTGTTCAATTTCATGGCGATGCGGTTAGCCTGGGGAATGATGGTCTTCGTGTAGAAGGACACATCATCCTGCTTAGCCGTCGCAAAGTTTGCCGCATTGGACATAATGATGGACATCGGAATCCCCATCACCGACGCAATCATTTCCCTCTGCTCAAGAGACAGCTTGAGGTTACCTAGCGACTCGACGCCATCACCAATCGTCTGCACACTAACGGCATCCGCCTCGACCACCTTGATCTTACCGCCGTTCTTCGAGCCACCGAACCAATCAAACCACTTCCGCTCTACACGATCCCTCTCTTCCTTAGGCGTACCAAACGGAACGCCCACAAGGGTCGCCTTGAGCAAGCCATTATCGAGGACATTGTCGAGGTAGGTGTTCAGGCTATGCAGCACATCCGCATTTATCCTTGCCGCCGTACCAATCGGGTTACCGGGTCCGATCTCCGTTAAAGGGTCCGTCTGATAGATCGAGACCACATCCTCAGCATCGTAGGTGTTGTACTTGCCACCAATCTTGCGCTTAAAGCCTGTGATCTGCCCGGTAGACCGATCATAGATCTCCTCTACCGTACCCGGAGAAAACCATTGGACACCAAGCAGTTTGCCCCGATCCATGATCTTGCCCATATACGCAGAACCCACAAGCACAAGGCTTGCCTCCGTGTTGAAGATGAGGTCGTGCATATTGGACATCCACGCCAACTCGTCGGGGAAGTCATAGTCCCTGTCGGTGTCATAAATGACCGCATCCGGACGATCCGCCCGAACAATGGTAAAGGGTACCTGCGACAGCGTAGACGCTCTGAGGTCAATACAAGCGCGAAAGAACGAGTTCCTCGTGTACGCCTGCAGGGCGGTCAGCTTCTTAGAGGCGTCATAGCCAAAGATCTGCTGAACGTAGTCCTGCGTAAGATTCAGATTCTTAGTCCCGTTGGGGCTTATCAGTTGAACAGCCATGATCGCCTATGTCCGCTTTGTGTCCATGCAAGGGCTAGGCTCATCACGCAGTCATCGTGCATCCCGCTTGGCGCCCCATACTTGAATGAGCCACCGCTAGTACGGGAGGTTTCATAGGCGCTAAGTTCGGCTAATAACACAGGATCGTCGGGTATGCGGATAATGCCTTGTTCAAACGCCAAAGATAGCGATTCGATGGCTTGACCCTTGGACGCATTAGTTGTAAGAAACGGACGAATGGGTAAACCACGCCGCTGTAACTGCTCAATTAGTGGTTCACCAATACTATTCCGCTCAACGACAATAATACGAGGACGCCACTTGTTATAAAGATTCTCCAACTTGGTGACCTGGACCGCATAGTCAATCCTATTGAACCGAACAAGATCCACTAAGGCATTGTCCTCTAGATCGACTACCGTTATAACCGTCCAGTCATTCAGCTTACCCCAGTCCACCCCAAATACATAATTCCTTCCCTCCGCATTCAAGTAGGACTGCTGATCAATATCCACTACGCAATTACGGATGTTCCTAAATACACCCCCATCGTCCTGCAAGAACTCCGCGAGAACCTCCTGATTGAAAACCATCTCAGGTAAGCCGTCCCGCATCGCCTCCACCTCTTCCTCGTGGATATGCGGATTACTGCTCGTCGGCATCTGCCAACTACGCCATTCCGGATACTCTTTGTCCTTGCCCATAATCCACAGGGCATAGAAGTAATTCCTGCCTTTAGGCGTCGACAGGAAGAAAGCATCCCCTCTATAGTCCGCCAGGGTAGGGCGAATAGCGTGAGTCCACGCCTCCTCCAGGTGACGGACCATCGCCGCCTCATCTACAATAACCCGCGCATATTTCCTACCGCGAGATACGTCAGGGTCTTCGAGCGACCAAAACTCCAATACCGCGCCCGTGATGAACTCAATCCTCCTCTCCTGCGCATTAGAGCGCTCAATAATATCCTTCGCCACCTTCGTAAACTCACGCCATACGTCAAGCAGGGTCCTATATGACGGCGCATACCAAGCACAAGGCTTTCCATCTATAATCGACTGTATTATGAGATCAAATCCTAGTGTCGTCTTTCCCCACCTACGACCACACGACAAGACATTAAATCGCTTTGCCTGACGAATGACCGTCAACTGCCCATTATGGCGGGCGGGCAGATGAATGTCAATCTTCTTGGTCTTCTGCTTGCCCTTACTAAGCACGGACATTTATTCACCGTCCCGTTTAACAGAGATCTTGATCTCACTAATGTTGGCATTAGCGTGTTCTTGGCGCTCAACCCATCCCCTGTGCTTTCCTTGGCACTTAAGGAAGAATATCATCGCCACCGTGTCCTTGTTACGGATACGTTCGATTAGCTGTTCCTCCACCCAGTCCACACGAGACTCCCGCTCATCATCTAGAGCCTCCTGCAATTCAGGATTCTCACGGATAAGCTTATACGCCGTCATGCGTTGCATCCCCGCCTTACGGGCAACCTCAGAGATGTTGCCGTTAGAGCCAGGGATAGCCTCTAGGAGGTGTTCAGGCTTCCACTTGGCAGGTCTGCCTCGCTCAGCCATTAGCCTACGATTCCTGCCGTGACAATCGTGATCGTGCGTGACGCCGCCTCCGATGAACCGGAAACAACCTTAACCCACTTCACGCCTGCAAATACCGCAGGGTCAAGTGCCACGTACCGAGACGTACCTACCGTGATCGAATACTGCGTACCCTCGTTGTAGACGGGTACATAGGTCGATCCATCAGTAGATGCCTCAAACGTGAACGATGTCCCCGTTAAAGCCGACGGCGTCTCTACGGCAACCACGTTGCCCTTGCCATAGACATTAGCCGCCGAGGACGTAGTCCCCGACGACTCAATGGTCACATCTACAGCATCAATAGCTTGTTGGAAACTCATTACTTACTAATCGCCTCTTTAACTGCCTGAGCGACATCCTTACCCTCGTCTGCGATCTTCTTGAGTTCGTCAGACGTGATCTTTCCGTCCTCTAGTGCAATGGATAGTGCAATAAACAACTCGCCCAACTCCTTCGCAACCTTCTCAATCTTGGTAATGATGACTGCCGCCGTAGGAACAAGCCCTACGATGAACATCATACCCGTTGCAATTACCTGTGATATTTCCATGGGGATACTTGGGTTAATAGCCTGTATGGTTGGTCCAGTTATAGCCGCAAGTGCAATTAAGCCACCTGTACGCACAACTGTCGGGGTGAAATCCAATATACGCTGAATGTACCATTCGTTACGGATAACCCAATCCTTCGCAATTACCCTCGGCTTAACCTTGACTTCAGGCAATGGATCAGGCTCATCCATCGCCTCCAACTTTCCCGGCGGCATCACCTTCTTGACAATTAAAGGATCCATCCCCTTGGGTTCCATCCGCTCGTGCTTGAGAATCAGCTTGTACATCTGAAACGCCTTCTCAAACTTAGCCGTGTACTCCTCACGCTCACCTAAGCCATTATACCCACCATTGATGATCTTAGTCACCGCCTTGGCATCACCGCGATCAGCATACTTATTCAGCTTGCGCGTATCCCAGTACCAAAAGGCACTTAAGACCGCAAGTGGATACTCAGCCACAGAATCCGGATACGCCACCACATCAGGAAACCGCTTAGGGTAAAACTCCATCAGCCAACTATTTAACTCCTCGTAATTCGCTCGCCCGGTAACCTGTATTAACCCACGACCACGAAAGCGCAGTCCATCACCCTCGTACACGTTCCCTAGGTCGGCTCTACCCTCATACCTCTCCTGCGCAGGGGTAGGACCCCACAACTCCTTGAGCCACCTAAAGCGACCACTCTCGTGAGCCACCTGAGCCACAAAGTGAGCAAGCCTTCTCGGCGTCACTACATCAAAGTGTGGGGCGAACTCATTTATCGCGTCCGCCACCTTTTGGTAACTGACGCCACGGATCTGCTGCCCTAAGGCGGCACTTAACAAGTCTTCGTTGATCTTCATCGTACTTCTCAGAGAGATAGTAAAACACACCCTTCGACATAGCCAGACCAATAATAGTCCTTTCCCGCTGATCATCTAAGACCAAGCGACCTGCCGTGGTTACTAGCAACTGATCGTCGTCAGTCATAAACCCTGTGGTTTGGTTTCCCACTTAAGGTAAGGCATACGACCCTTTTTTACCCTCTTGCCCTTTTTTGTCCCCTTCCCTTGTTTGGACCCTTCGTGTATGGTGGTATACGATAGCCTCGAATGGGAAGTTGCTTATTTTTGGGCGCGTCTGAACCCTAGGTAGGGTTCGCATCGGGTTCAGACTATGCATAGTCTCCAGGCTTCCAAATTCGCCCTGTATCGAGCGCAACGTGTAAATAGGGGTAAGTATAGGGGCAAGGGGCTAGCGTTCGTTACAGGCGAAATATGGGACTCTCAGGGCTATATCCTTTTCATACGTCGACACTGTACAGGATATGTAGCCTGCAGTACCCTATACCCTACCCTGTACCCTAGCCTATATAGGTCTACAGTACCCTATATCCTGCCCTATACCATATCCTGTACCCTGTACCCCACACCTTACCCTGTACAGGTCCACTATACCCTGTACCCTGTACACTGTACCCGATGCCAGATGCGACGTATACACGCAAGAAACCCGATACGTCGGACGACGCATCGGGCGGTAGGTAT